TACGTTGGTGTCGCAATTTTTGGTAAAGGCATGATATCCTATTATGCAATTCAGTATATTATATAGCAGGGTTATTGGGAGAGTGATCTCTGTACAACTCCACCTACTACATCACCTAGTAAATCTATTCCAGTTAATTTATCTACAGCAATATTAGCAGCTCTACCAGCAAAATATGCAAACGTTGAATCTAAGGCATTTGAAGCAGGTTTTGCACTATATCTTGTATAAGAAAATGAAACGGTGCATTTCAATAAGTCTGATGCATCATATGAAATAGGCATTGCCGATATTGATTTTGGGAATGCATCAATAAAAGTATATGTTAATGGTCTTGTTCTACCTCTAACTGGATCTTGTGAGTTCAAGTTCTTTTCAAATTTAGTTATTTCTAAACCACCTTTATACTTAGCGGGAAACTTCATTCTATAATAAAATTCACCAAAATGACCATCATTTGTATCATTTGTCATGTATGACATCCAAGATTCAAAATATCTAATCGGTATATATTCTTTCGCATCACAATAAAATGTTAATGAAACCTCTTCATCAAAAACTCTACGATGAGCATACTTCTCTGAAACTCCTGTGAAATCATTATCTAAGTTTGCTGTTGCCATTGATGAACCTGGCAGTGTTGCCTCTGAGCAGAATAATTGTAGTTTTTCTTTTCTTGTTTTATCAAGATATTGGAAATTTAAAAAGTTTCCAAGACCTTGTTGACGAAGATAATTTCCAAAAGTATCTCCATTTTCATTTAATTGCTTTGGATCTTTAACTGTGACTTGATAAAACGAGGTGGTTGCTGGCTCTAGCAAGTCACTTACAATTTTATCTACCGTTAATCTCTGTGGTGGGATGGAAGCCATTTATAAATACATTTGACCTTATATATTATGTATGCAAGATAATGGCAGAAAGTATAAAAAGTCGCTATAAACCATCGAATCCAGAGAAATATCAGGGCAATCCGAACAATATTATCTGTAGAAGTAGTTGGGAAAGACGTTTCTGTGTATGGTGTGATAAGAATGAGAACATAATATCATGGGCATCAGAGGAGTTTTCCATACCTTATATGTCTCCAATTGATAAACGTGTGCATCGTTATTTTCCTGATTACATAATCAAAGTAAGAGAGAAAAATAATAAAATTAAAAACTATGTGGTCGAGGTCAAACCAAAGAAACAAACTCAACCACCTAAGAAAAGAAAAAGGATGACTAAATCATATCTCTATGAGTGTCAAACCTATGCTGTGAATCAAGCAAAATGGAAAGCAGCAGTGGAGTTCTGTGAGGATCGTATGATTCAATTTAAGATAATCACTGAAGATGAGTTGGGTATTAAGTAATGGCTGACAGAAAATTT